TAAGTTCAAAGCAGATAACTTCTTCCAAGCAGATAGCGGAAACGTCACTGGTCGTATCCTTGCATACGAACCCAAGACTCGCACACTCGAACTGACTGTTGATTCTTCATCTTCTGGTCACATCGATGTCGATATGGTTCTTACCGAACTTGCCGATAACGGTGGTTCACCTGGTTCTGCAACTGGTAACACCGCTAAGCCTACTTTGGTTCAGCGTCGTCTTACTGTTGTTAACGATGAAGGCGCAACTGCTTTCAGCAAGAACATCACAATCAAAGATTCCAGCACACTCAACGGTGTCATCAACGATGGCGACGATGTTGTTATCCTTTCTGCCGAAAATGAGTACATTTCCAGAGTGTATGGAAACAATCAGAAGTGGGCAAGCCTAGCACCACGTCCTGGTACTAGTGTGTGGGCAACTGAGCGTGGTGGTTTCCGCGACATGTTCCATATCTTGGTTCTGGATGGCGACGGTGGTATCACTGGTACTCCTGGTGCAATTCTTGAAAAGTTCACTGATGTGTCCAAAGCAGCAGATGCTAAGACACCCCAAGGTTCTACCCTGTATTACAAGGATGTCATTAAGGCACAGTCCGAGTACATCTTCTGGGGTTCCCACGAAACTTCACGTATCTTCGACGTTAATCCTTCACTGACGGGTGACATTGGTGATAACGTGTTGAACAAGAAGTATGACTTGTTCAAGAATGACTACTCCATCCTTTCTTTGGATGATCCTACTGGCACAAGTCTGCTGGCACAACCTCTGGTTAACACCAAGAACACTTCTACCTTGAAGTATCAACTTCGCGGTGGTGCTGATGGTTATAGTGCTGAGCGTGACAAGTTGTTCGATTCTTACGATCTGTTCTCTGATCCTGAGACCGAAGAAATTGATTATGTGATCATGGGACCTGCAATGAGCGACGGTGTTGACTCTGTTGCCAAGGCACAGAAGATGATCGACATTGCTGAGATCCGCCAAGACTGTCTCGCATTCGTTTCCGCTCCTCGCGATGCCATCATTGGTGTTGCTAGCAGCAGAGAGATTGTTAGCAAGACTGTTGAGTTCTTCGACCAACTGTCTTCCAGTTCCTACGTTGTCTTTGACAACAACTACAAGTACATCTATGACAAGTACAACGACGCCTACCGTTACATTCCTTTGAATGCTGACATTGCTGGTCTCGTTCTTGACACTGCTATTGAAGCAGAACCATGGTTCTCTCCTGCTGGTTTCACCAGAGGTCAGATCCGTAACGCTGTCAAACTTGCATACTCTCCTTTGAAAGAAGAGAGAGATTCACTCTATGCTGCACGAGTCAACCCAGTTGTTGCTTTCCCTGGCGAAGGCATTGTACTCTTCGGAGACAAGACTGGCATGGCAACTGCATCTGCATTCGATCGTATTAACGTTCGCCGTCTCTTCCTGGTAATCGAAAGAGCAATTAGTGATGCTGCTAAGAATCAACTGTTTGAAATCAACGATGAGTTTACTCGTCAGTCTTTCAACGACATTGTTGATCCTTATCTCAGAGGTGTTCAATCACGTCGTGGTGTTGAAGATTATCTAGTTGTTTGTGATTCAAGCAACAACCCTGATGATGCTATTGATCGCGGTGAGTTCTTCGCTGAGATCTTCGTGAAGCCCACACGCTCCATCAACTTCATCACACTTCGCTTCACTGCTACTCGCACTGGCGCATCCTTCGCTGAAATCGTAGGTTGATTAAGTGGGGAGGATAACCTCCCCTTTCCCCATTTCGTAATGACATTCAATTAATTATTCTTCCCCAGGAGAAACCCCCAAAATGTCAAGTCCAATTAGAAGAAACAATAGAAAGAGAAATCCCTCTAACAGAAATGGTGTGCAGTCAGATGCCAATCTGATGCAGTTTAGGAACAACATTCAGGATCTTGCGAGACCTAATCTGTTCCAAGTGACTATACAATTCCCTCTGTTTGACAGCAACCCAAGCCGTGGTGGTGGTGGTGCTAACAAAAGAGGTAGAGGAGAGCGCAGAAGTGGTAACACTCAAATGCCCGAGCGTTCAACATTCTTGGTGAAAGCAGCAAACTTGCCTGCATCCACTATCGGTGTTGTTGAAGTGCCATTCCGTGGTCGTCAATTGAAGATTGCTGGTGACAGAACATTTGAACCATGGACTGTTACTATCATGAACGAAGAGACCATGGCGCTTCGCGAGCACATGGAAAGATGGGCAGAATACATGCAGCAGAATCAGTATAACTACCAGTCTGCTGATTCCATTCGCGACTATCAGGCAAGTGCAACTGTCGATCACCTAGATAGACAGGGACAGTCAAACGGTTCATATCGTTTTGAAGGTATTTGGCCTTCTAACATCTCTGCAATTGATCTTGCATGGGATAGCAATGATACCGCTGAGGAGTATACAGTTGAATTCCAAGTTCAATACTGGGAGAAGACTGATGACGCTAACATGTCTCATGGTCGCCGTAGGAACAACCGCCGTAACCGTAACAAGAAGGGTAGAGGTCAGTCCTGATTAGAACCTACATAGTTGAAACTGCTAAATAGTATTTGAAGTAATTACTTTCAATTGATGTCTCAACTATTTGGTTATTCGTTAGATCGTAAGAAGGGTCAGGCAACTGGTCCTTCTTTTGTTCGTAAAGAATCAGACGATGCTGCCCAACCAATTTCTGCTGGTGGGCACTTCGGACAATATGTTGAGATGGGTGACGCTGCTAACAAAGCAAGCGAAGCAGATTTGATCGGTAGATATCGTGAGATGTCTTTGCATCCAGAAGCGGATGCTGCTATTAATGATGTTGTCAACGAAGCGATTGCTGGGGATCTGAATGATCACCCCGTGGATATTGACCTCCAACACTTGAAAGTCTCTCAGACTCTGAAAAATAGAATCCGAGAAGAGTTCGTTAATGTTCTAGTGCTTCTAGATTTTGATAGAAAAGCATACGATATCTTCCGTAGGTGGTATATCGATGGACGCTTGTTCTATCATAAGATGATTGATACTAAGAACCCTGCTGCTGGTATCACAGAGTTAAGGTATATCGATCCACGCAAGATCAAAAAGGTTGTTGAATTTGACAAACCTAAGGATCGCGCACAACTCATTGACCCACAGATCACATCGATTGTTCCTAAATCGATTGAGTATTATATCTACTCACCGAAAGGTCTGAAAGGATATGAGAATAACGGGATCAAAGTTGCACCAGATGCTATCACATACTGCCACTCTGGTCAGTTGGATATGCAACGCAACTACGTGCTATCCCATCTTCACAAAGCAATTAAGGCACTCAATCAACTTAGAATGATTGAGGACTCTCTGGTCATCTATCGTTTGTCCAGAGCACCTGAACGTCGCATCTTTTATATTGATGTTGGTAATCTGCCTAAGCAAAAGGCAGAGCAATACCTACGTGAAGTGATGTCTCGCTATCGTAACAAGTTGGTGTATAACGCTGACACTGGTGAGATTCGTGATGACAAAAAGTTCATGTCTATGCTGGAAGATTTCTGGTTGCCAAGACGTGAAGGTGGACGCGGTACTGAGATCACCACACTGCCAGGTGGACAAAACCTAGGTGAGTTGGAAGATGTCAAGTATTTCCAGAAGAAACTATATCGCTCACTCAACGTACCTGAGTCACGTTTAGAATCTGAAAGCAGTTTTAATGTCGGTCGTAGTGCCGAGATCACAAGAGACGAAGTTAAGTTCCAGAAATTTGTTACACGACTTCGCAAAAAGTTTAGTGATTTGTTTAGTGATCTTCTGAGAACTCAACTTGTTCTCAAAGGTGTCATCACACTTGATGAGTGGGATGATATGAAAGAGCACATCCAGTATAGTTTTATCGCTGATAACTACTTTGCTGAGATGAAAGAGAAGGAGGTGATGACAGAACGTCTCGCACTTCTTCAACAAATGGATCCTTATGCTGGTAAGTATTTCTCTCTGGAATACCTACGACGCAACATCCTCAGGCAATCTGATGCTGAGTTCCAAGAAATCGACAAGCAGATGCAGGAAGAGGTTGAGGCTGGTCTGATTGTGTCTCCTGCTGAGATGCAACAGATGGAGAAAATGCAAATGGAAATGTCTCTGATGCCACCCGAACCTGAACAGGAAGAGGAGCAGGGATTAGATCCAAAAGATTACGAAAAAGGAAACATCTAAATAGTAATAGTATTAATTAACATTATGCCTTCCCAACCTTCTCTTGATATCGTTAATGCATTGTTTGCTGGTCAGAAAGATCTTTCTGATTATGTGAACACACAGATGCAAACACTCGCTCTCGATAAACTCGATGCTATGAAACAAGAGGTTGGCGCAGCAATGTTCGCAGCGCCCGAAGAGGGTCCTGAGAATACTGAGCAACCAGAAGACGCTGTACCCCCCGATCAAACCGAAGAGGAACCAACTGATGAAACTGATAACGGAGAAAATTGAAGACGCTAAGATCGTAATTACCGAAGGTAAGAACGGTAAGCGTAGCACCTGTATTGAAGGTGTATTTCTTCAAGCCGAAATCACCAATCGTAATGGTCGTATGTATCCCATGCGTACCATGGAACGTGAGGTTGAGAAGTATAACGAGTCTTTCGTAAAGACTGGTCGTGCTCTCGGTGAGTTGGGTCATCCTGACGGTCCTACTATCAACCTTGATCGTGCATCACATTTGATTACTTCTTTGAGAAAAGAGGGTAACAATTTTATTGGTAAGGCACGTTTGCTTGAAACCCCTATGGGTAAGATTGCAAAACAACTTCTAGATGAAGGCGTCAAACTGGGTGTTTCCTCACGCGGTCTGGGTTCTATCAAAGAAGAAAATGGTATCAAAATTGTTGGCGAAGACTTTATGCTCGCCACTGCTGCTGATATCGTAGCAGATCCTTCTGCTCCTGAGGCATTTGTCAATGGAATCATGGAAGGAAAAGAATGGGTTTGGGCAAATGGATCAGTTGCTGAGTCCACCATCGACCAAATCAAGAAGAGAATTGACAATGCTGCGGCAAGTCAATTAGAAGAAAGAAAGATTTCCGCGTTTTCAGAATTTCTGAAAAATCTGTAATCATAAATAATTAGAGCAATCACTCAATTCGTAGCATTAAGGAGACCCCAATGTCTGACAAGATTGAAACAACACTAG